ATTAAGTGACATATGCTCCATCTCCTTCTTCAAACAGTTCTTGATTTATGATTCCAAGCAAAACAGGTTTTAAATTACTAGTCAACAAGTTTAGAACTTCATTTTTATCCATAGTTGAAGGGATTTTTATTTCTCCTCCGCCTTCTAACTTCAGTACTATAGTTTTGTTTACAGCACTGCTATAAACACCCATTACATCCTTATCATTAACAATATCACTTGTATTGGCAGTTATATTTAAAGGCTGTGAATCATCAAAACCTCTAATAGTTCCTAGTCGCATACCTGCTTCTTGCCATAAATCGTATGCTCGCTGTGAATTGTTTAATGGAATTATCGCTTCAGCATCTCCTGCTTCTGCAACCCAAGTTAAAAGAGGACTATCATATATACCACCTTCTGCATTTGTAGCTATGCCTTTTGCCTTCATCTCGAAAGTTGTAGATGTTTTTGTTCCGTCAGGACCTGTTACAGTAGCTGTACCTCCTATGTTTAAAGCTGTTTCTACATAAGACTTAAGTTGCTGTATCTTTGTTGCAATTTTACTTCTTGCATTATCTATTCCTTCACACATGCCATTGCCTATAGCATTTTCTGTAGACGCTTTAACTCCTGCTTTTGTATTTGCCATTCCGTTTTTAGCTGCTGCTCCTGTTTCTGTACCAGCTTCAGTTGCTTTAGATATTGCTCCTGGCTTAGCCAATTCAATACCAAGCATTATACTGTTAGGAACTTCAATACCACTTTCCTTTGCTGCTAACATTGCTTCGGCATAAGCTGGATTTTGCTGTGTCATATTATAAGCTGTTCTTATATATATAGAATCTGTATTCCCTACAACAGCACCTACTGCAGCTGAATCTAATATTCCTTGTGCAATGCTTTCAGGAATATTCTTTCCTGCATCAATGCAAGCAGTTGCTGTTTCTGTAAGTTGAGATTGTTCAGGCTTAAGCGAATTATACATTTCACTTATATTTTTTTGTGTAGATGATGACATAGAAGCCCATGCAGTTTCCATATTTTGTGCTTCCATCTCTATTAAATTATCTAAGTTCTCGTAGGATTTCTTTACATCACTTCCAGAAGAATCTATAGCCTCCGCGATTTGTTTTCCATAGTTTCTTGCATTAAATCCTCTATTATAAACTTCATATCCCTTGTCAATATCTTGTTTATATGAATTATGAATTGTATTAGCTTCAATTTCAACACCTTTGCCAACATAACTAGCATCAGCAATTTTATAAGCTTTGTCTGCTTCTGCTAATCGATATTTCATTTGTTCAGGATTATTGGCATATGCATTTTTAATATCAATAATTAAATTTTGTTGAGACTCTTTATTTGCTTGTCTAACAGTTTCAATATTTTCATTAACTTCTCCTTGCATATCCTTAAAGCTATCTGCCGATAATTTCTTATCAGAATAATCTGACCCTATTATTTCAAGATTTGCGTCAAACTTATTATCTTCAATAGCTTTTTTTATTTTAGTCATTTTTGCAGTTAATTCTTCTATTTTTTTCTGTTCGTCAAAATCTAACAAACCATCTTCAAAGGCTTTATTAATTACACTTTGAAGATCTTCACCGCATTGAGAAGAATAAAATGTATTGAGTGTTTTTGTTATTTCTTTACCTTCTTTAGAATCTCCAAAAATCATTTGAGCAGAAATATTCATTGAGTAATGCCTTTGTTCAACATAACTCTGAACTTCTGAAATATAACTTTCTATACTTTTTTTGTAGTCGTTATTGTCTTCAGCTGATAATTTAAAGCCCATGTCTATTTTCCAATCGAACTTATCAATAGAACTTTTAGCCTCGTCGATATTTTTTTTAATAGTA